CTCTGACGCTCGCGAGACCGATCACGACGCCATGCTCTGTGAAGGACTTCGTGAACCCGTGACCCGAGAACGTAGAAGTCCCGAAGGCAGCGAGATTTCCCTGCGGAGTTCCCGTTGCGCCCGTGGCGTTCGTTTGTGGGACTTGATGAACATTGACCAGTCCTTGGCCGCCGCCGAGATATTCGGCGCGCTGCAATCGTGCATCGGGTGACACCACAGAAAAGTGAGCACGGATAATTTCGGTATAACGCGTGCCACCTCGAGCATCCGTCTCGAGGAGCTGCTGGACGCCGAACGCCTGCCGCAGCTGGTTGATAGTCGAGCTGGTGGCGTTGGTCAGATCGGCACGCACGTTGGGGAAGCCCGTCGTAGGATCGACGCCTTCCATGAACATCGCGGTACCGAACTGCTGAGCGGTCGCATAGGTCTGCGCCGCGACCGCGCCGGTTTCCCGGATGTTGTTTACCGGCCCTGTAAAAGAGCTACTGTTAGTGCCAAGGCCGAGAATAGGAGCAGAAGTGCCGAGGGGGATGTTAACCGCCGGGCCCTTCTGCGGCCACGGTAGCGCGCTGCTGAAGTAGTCATGACGCTTGCCCCTGCGAAGGAGAACATAGTCAGTGTACGGATCGGGACCATCGTCGGTGTTCACCACAACGGAATCCTGCAAGTTCTGGTCCCGGAACCACTGATTATAAATCAGGTTGTAAGCACGCAGCCAAAGGGCTGCGTGCGCAAGGCCGGGCACCTTGGTCGGAATGCCGAAGTAGTCGAACAACGACTGCTCGCCATAACCAGTCACCTCCGGCGAGACGATCTGCGGCACCGTGAAATCGGTGCTGTCGCCGGGATTGTCCTGTTCTCCGAAGAACTTCTGCGAGTTCGCCCAGATCAGACGATACGGGACGAAGAAGAAGAACGTGTTGAAGAACATGTTGTCCATGATGGGCTTGAGCGGCGTCGACAGACGCGCAAAACCAGTCATGTTCACGGCGAAAGTATCGCCGGGCAGCGCCTCGTCGAAAAACACCGGAACGAGATACCCGGCGTCGAACGAGGTTTTGTAGCCGTGGTTGCGCTCGAAACGCGAGCGCTGAATGTCCGCCTTCGGCACCTGCGCGAAGGAATGAGACATGACAGAAGGCATCCTAGCCATTAGTCGACTCCCTCATTACAGGCTTCACAATGTCGGCGGGGACTTTTTGGCCGAACATCTCGAGCTGATCGCTCTGCACGATCGACGCGATGTCGATGACGTGCTTGAGGGGCGCGACCGGCGTGAACACGCCGGACGCATCGTCGTAGGAACCGACGCAGTAGAGGACGAAATCCCGGGGGTGACGGCCGAGCTGCGAGTTCGGATCACGAGCAGCATCGGAAATGATACGGACGGCCGCGCCGTCCTGAGCCGCGTAGAACGGCGGTGAATACGTCAACGACTTGTAGTCGTGAACGCTATACGCCTTGACGATCATAGTTCCCTCTTGAGTTGCCTGATCTTGGCCGAGAAGACCTCTTCCCGGACCTTGAGACGATCAGGTTTGTTTTCAGCCTTCCGCTTTCGGAATTGCTGTATCCGTTTGGGGTGCGGGCCCCTATTGAGTTTCAGTCGCTTGCGCTCCTCCTCTTCCAGGAGCTTGAGATAGTATTTTGGGACGGGGTGTTTCTTCCCGTCCACGACGAGAAAGTCCGACGGGAAAACGTCGGACTTATACTTTTTGAACCAGCTGTAGCCGAGCCCCGGTCGGCGAGATTGAGTTGAGAATTCGGGTTGAACTTGAGTTTGAATCCCTGTGACGGGATGCGTGCGCTGATAGTGATGGGCGGCTAAGTCGCCGCCGATTTTTTTGATGGAGTAGCGGGCACAGTAGGCCGCTGATTGATAGTTGGCAGTGCCAATAGTTGAGAAGCCGTAAGTCCAAAGTTTGGAGAGAGCTTGTGACGTGTAGAGAAGTGTAGGTTTTTTTTTGAAGATGATTTTATCGTTGAAGTCGTAGTTGAAGATCAGCGCGTGATAATGGGGGCGATCATCTTTGTCGCCATACTCGCCTGCGGCGAAGAACCGAATTTTTGTGGGCGCGATGCTATCGCGCAGACGTTTTAGGAACAGCTGGAGGGTGCGGACGTGAATTGAATAGTCCGCCGGTAGATGTTCGTCGTCGTAGGTGAGGGTCAGGAAACAAGAACGAGGCGCCATTTGCACCTCGTGAGAGCAGCGGACCGCCCACTCTCGCGAGCGGTCGACGCGGCAGCCTTTGCATTTTTGGCAGGGCACCTGAAAGGACGAGCTTTCGATGAGGCCCTTCGAGCCGTTGAACGTGATCCCATACCTACCGCTCTCGCCGCGAACGGCGGAGCGATAGGCAGTCAGGGGATGGAAACAAGGCACTAGAGACGGATGCCACCCCGCATGGGGGCAGCAATCGTGTTCTTGGGGTGCACCTTGGCAGCAGTGCGGGAAAAGACCCGCTTAGAGTGACCCTTATTCATTTTAGAACGTTTCATGATTGACCCTCTCGTTTAGACAGCCGGGGGGCTGTCAGTAGGACTATATGATATCAAGTACGACATATAGTCCAGCCGAGACATGAGGCTCGGCAAGGAAAAGGGCCCCGGAGGGCCCTTTTTTTGAAGCTACGGGCCCTTTGGGCCCTCCGAAGGGGGTTTCCCCCCTTCACCCCCAGTTGTGGCTGGGGGCTGTTTTTCCGGCTCTGGCGGCGGGGGCGCTTTGACCAAGCCGAGCTTGATGGCCTCGCCCAGGTTCTCGCCATCCTGCATGAAGGCCAGGAGCTTTTGCGGATCGTTGCCGAACCGCTCGCGAATCCGCGACGGGAGTTGGGCGAAGGCCTCGTTGGCCGACGCCACGATGTTCAGGGCGTCTTGGTAATCGAACTCGGCTGGGAGATCCATGTAGACCCCCTTAGCCGCGGCGAGGTGGAGCTGCTCGATCATGCCGGGCGCGGAGTACGCCTTGATGATGTTGTTGATGTCGCATTCAGCCTTATGGCTTTGCTTGGTACGCGACGGTTCCTTGACGAGCTCGCCGGTTTTCGGATCGGGCTTGAGGCCCGTCCACTGGACGCGCTTGTGCGGCAGGTAGAAGCCGCCGATTTGAGGTTCCTTTGCCATTTACTTCCTCATGTCGATCGAAAGACCTTCCGGACCCGGAAGGGGCGGGTGGCTTTCAGGGTTGACGAAGTCGCCGAGCCTACGCTCGCGACGCTGTTGAGCATCGGCGTAACCGTCGCCGCTGCGGAAGTGATCGACCGTACGGCCGATCCATTTTTCGACGGTGCCGCCGAGATTGCCGTAAGTGCCGGGACCGTGCTTTTCGGACTGGTCGGCCTCCGCCTTAGCCAGTCGCGATTTTTGAAACGCCGTATTGGCGTCGTGAGACAGGATCATCCCTTGGATGCCCTTGTTGATTGTATCTGCGGCGGTGTTCGCCGCAGTCGTCATGATGCCGTGCTGTTGCGCGGCTGACGTTGCAGTGTCTTGCTTGGCCTTGGTGTTGAGCTCGTGCTGCAAGGCCTCAGTGGCCTTATTCAGGCCTTCCGTCGTCTTGTTGACGTCGGATTGGGTTTTTTCTCGCTCTGTCGTAGCGACGACTTGCTTCGCTGCCAGAATGTCTGCGCCAAGTCGTCCAGCCGAGGCGACGCCTCGGCCCATTTCAGCACCGGGATTTCCCAGAGCGGGACCTCCACCAATTGATCCGGTGGCGCCGGATGGAGTAGAGGCCCCACCACCGAAAGCAAGTATTGGGTTGAGGCCGCCTGCGCGCATATCGTCCATTGCTCGACGGTAAGCGGTGTTGGACATGTGGGCCTGCCATGTCCGGTTTTTTTCTGCTTCATCAGCGTTGAACCTCATGGACTGATTGAACATGTTCATTTGCTGCGCGTTGGTAGCGCCCTGCCCGGACGCACCCATCATGCCGCCGAGCAGATTTCCGCCGGCGGACAGAATGCCAGAGCCGATCGTGGCCATGGCCATGTCGTCGATCCCGAACATCAGAGACGACGCATACCCGGCACGCCGTAAACGGGCATAGGCCGGGCACAATGGTAGTTGAAGAAGAAGTCGCCGATAAATTGCGGCTCCGAAGGGACGGCGACCACGCGATCGATCGGCGGGTCGTCGACAATGAAGGCGTCGTTTAGACCGGGCAAAGACGCGAAGTCTTGCGCCAGATGCCAGATGTCGAGCGAGGTCGTGGCGTTGCTGCGAAGCAGTCCAGTAACCATCGACGGCTTGTAACGGTACTCGGCGTTTCGTTCCTGATAGCCGAACACCTCCTCGTCCGCGTCGGGGTCGGCCGACCCCTGCGCGTAGATTTCTTTGTTGAGGACGGCCTGCTCGCCCAGATGGGCGAGAAGCGGCCAGTAGAAATCATATTTGGTGCGGCGGGACCACATGCGATTGAGGCCCTGCTGGTAGTTTAGATCGGCTCTGACGCTCGCGAGACCGATCACGACGCCATGCTCTGTGAAGGACTTCGTGAACCCGTGACCCGAGAACGTAGAAGTCCCGAAGGCAGCGAGATTTCCCTGCGGAGTTCCCGTTGCGCC